ATCGATCATTTTAAGTTTTTTGTCAATTTTAACCTGTTTAGCAGCAATTGCATGTCCTAGTAACATACCGGCTGTTTGAAGTATAGTTCCACTGAATCTAGCTTCAACATTCATACCCAGGTCCATCAAATCGTTAAACTTGTCTCTGGCAAGATCGCTTAACTCGTCCAATTCCCTGTCAGCACCATCCAGGTCCACTTGTGGCAATGCAGCATCAATACGATCAATAATATCATTTGCACTTGCCAATGCTGCCTGATTGCTGAATACAGTTTCTGGGATTTCTTGAGTGTTGTTAGTAACTACCACATCGGGTAAATTAAATAATTCTTCTAGTTTGTGAGTCATAACATATTTATCGACGCTTTGTGCCTTGGTAAATGTCGTGTTCTGTTACTATACGAAATACCATGCCATTTGCAGAACAAAATGCTCTTGCTGCTGCCCATTTGGCCATGTTGAGAGCTACCGCAGCTTTGTCGCGCACACTTTTGGCATTTTCAAAGCTGGTTTCTTTAAGTGGTTTAACTTCGATAACTTCTGCATGTTTCTTCTGCTCTTTATCTACATAGACCATAAGAAAATCAGGAACGTATATTGTATTTTTACCTGTCAACGGGTTGCGATATGGAATCATAAATGGCTCACTGGCCCATTGAACCACACTGGGATTATTGTCACAGAATGTACAAAAGGAAAATTCCCAACTGCTCCGGTATGTGGGAGTCTTTTTCCCCACATATTTTTCTGTATTTTTTATTTGAAATTTACCTTGTGCATATTTGCTCATGGCATGATCATTCGTTTTACATATTTGCTCACGCGAGGAGCATTATTGATACCAAGATAACTTGTTCCAACTCTATTAAGATTCAAAAACATCACAACATAAGAATTTAATTCTTCTGTTGTCATGGTTGAAAATTTGGCCAACGTTTCAATTGGATCTATATTACGAGCCAGGCTGGTATATATTACTGAACTTGCCATTAACTTTGCCGATTCTCGATTATTAGATATTTTTTCAAAAAACGACAGCATGATGTCATCTGTATTTTGAGATACCGTAAAACTGGGCTGAAAAAAGTTATTAAAAAAATTATTTGTAGTATCAGTTCCGGTATCTGAAGTTGACAAATTGTTTAGGGTGCTCACACTAGTGTATCCTTTTCTGCTTTAAGCGAAATTAATTCTTGAGTTAAGATATTTAACTTGTTGGTATTACTATTATAAATTTCAACAGTATCAGTTTTAATAGAATTCTGAAGAGATATATTTTGTTTGATCTGATCTAGTAACAACTCTTTGTCAGGAGTGGTGTTGGGCAATGATTGCACCGATATATACTTTAAATTCAAGGCAGATATAGTAGCAGTTGCATTTTTAATTGTGCTGTCTGTCTCAAAAACCTGTTTGGATATATTTGATATTTGTTGATCCACAGACGAGATCTTTACTGACAAGGCTTGCTTTTGATAAGTTAGATTAACTTCTTGCTGGTTAGTGGTGTTAGATTGAATATCAGATTGTTTATTTAATAATATCAAATTGTTAGGACCCGTTACTTCTGGTATTGCATTGCTGTCCAATGGAAATGTTCTATTGTAGTTACTAAGTGGTGGTGAGGCAGAGTCTTTGAAAATAGGAATACGCGAAGGTGTTAATGTTCCAGCTGATAAGATTGCTAAAGAACTGGTCACATTAACCCCATTAAATGGAGAATTAACTGAACCAGGTGAGCCAGGTAAATTTGGTACAATTACTTTATTTGATAACGATCCAACACGCAACGAAGAATTAAATGCATTGGCCATGTTTGATAAAGCGTTGAATTGTAAATTAGCACTGCGTAAATTTGTTATTAGATTCAATGAATTATACATGTTACGACCATAGCCGCTTATTAAATTATTAACAACAGCGCCAACAATGTTGGCACCGTTTATTGAGCCAAATTTCCCAGGAGCTTGATACCCACCCACTGGAGTAATAGGGCTTTTTGTGTTATCGTAGTGCAAGTCTGCAAATCCAAAAACTCCGCTGGCACTGGTAATACCTCCATTATAAATAACAGTTTCGTATTCAACTGTCATGTCATGCTTCATGGTATCGCTCTCGCCTTGCTGATGATTACCATGTCTAAAATTTTTAATAACAGGATTAACTAAAATATATTCGCTAAACTTTTTTTGGTGTAAACTGTAAATACGGATTGATCGTAAATATGGAGTAGCAATTTGAGGAGTTAACCCAAAGTCGGTTATGAGCTGATTGTTGTATTTTTGATTTACTGCATCCTGACTTAACGAATAATCAATATCTCGATAATAATGTTTAAAGTAACTGATCCAAAAATTTCTTACTAAATTTGAACTGTCGTCATTAAATACAATTGTAATTGGATCATATTTTATTTTAGTTTGTACAATATTAGCCCTATTATAGGAATTATATGTCTTGGACTCTGTGCTAAACTTAGGCAAGTCTGCAGATTTTACCATTAGTCCTATTTCTTTAACAGAATTGGGATTATTTGGATCTGTTTGTAATGCACTTCCATTGATGTCTATATACACATGGAATAAAAAACTACTCTTTGGTACTAAATTATAATTGTTTCCAACAAAAAGACGACTAGCATGAGCGTAATCTTTTAAATTAGCCTTTGATGCTCGTTGTCTCAGAGTTGCGCCAACAAAGTTAACAGCACCAGAAAAAATATCAGCCATAATGAGATCCTATATTTAATATTTATCCCATAAAAAAAGGACCCTGACAGGGTCCTTTATGGATGTTAATGATATTACAAAGTAATGTTTAGACCAGCAATACGTCCAATTGGCGAGCCGACTCCTGTGCCACCTGGAGTTTGAAGTGCATTATCAAATCTCATACTTAGTTGGATAGTAACTGCTTCACTGTTGGCATACGCAACTTCTTGATAGTTGGCTTCTTTAATATAGCAACCGTACAATTCCCATGTTTCTAAAATTACAGGCTCGTTTGCTCCATTGCCGCCGTCGAGCATTTCGCAACGTGTGACAAATTTGTAGTCACCGCCGCTGGCAGCTGAACTTTGTTCCATAAAATCAAATTGCTTTTGTAATTGTTCACCAATCAAACGTGTAACATTACCAGCTGCGTCATCGCGAATGGTAGTAGATACATCGCCCCAGGTTTGTTTACCGGCCAACTTAACAACGCTGTTGTACACATGTACGTCAACATCTGCAAAGCTCACACTTGGTCGACTAAATGAAACTACTTGTTTAGTTAGTTCAACTCGGTCAGAACTTACCCCAAATCCCTCAAAGCTAACTCTGAAACGATATTGTAGTTTGGGCATTAATAAGCCCTGCGAACTAGCACTTTGGTTGGTGCTAAGTGGTACTGTAAATCTTGTAAGTGAGGCAATTGCCATATAGTTCTCCTGATCTGATAAAAATATTTATGACTAATTCGGTAAAAAAAGTTCTGGCCCGATCAGGCATTAACAATAGTTTTAATGAAATTAGTGAGTAAAAAGTAGGCACACAGGGTGCCTACTTTGTTGCAATCAAACAACTGTCTATGCTTCATTGGTTCCTGAAATTGTTCCAGGATTCTTGAGACGAATTGGAATATAGATAAATTCAACATCCTTCATTGGCTCAATTGCAATATCAACATATAACTCATTACGGGCAATACGGTCTGATGTGTTGTTGCTGGTGTCACAAACAACCAAGTAATCATACAATCCGCGTTTAGCAATTAAATCGTTGAGTAGACTCTCCACTGCTTGCTTGACCTGGTCACGTGTGATCTTGTCATTGGGTTCAAACAAGAACTGGTTAGCAACTCCACGCAATGTTGTACGCAGATAGTTAACCAGACGTGCAACATTAATTCGATCCATGCTGCTGCCACCGCCACCAACTGAAGGGCTACGTGTTTTCTGACCATATGCAACAATACCAGCGCCAGACAGTAATGTGACAGGGTTCATCCTTAATTCATACAGGGTGTCACGCAATTGTTGACCAATACCAGATCGAATAAACAAACCACTGCTTGTATTGACATAACCAATTGCACTTGCATTGTCAATCAAGCCACGGCGTGTGCCTGCTGGAGCAAACCACTGATAGCTTAAATTATCACTGCGCATAAATGTACGCAACATCATATGACTTGCCGGCACTGCAATTTCAATACCGTTTAGATCAGAAGTCAGTGCACTAGGATAGTACAAACCAACATACGGATCGTTAACAGTAACCGTGGTTTCATATTTGTTAATATCAGTCATTGTAGCTGGTAATGTCATTGGTGTGTCACCAATAATAAATCCAGTATTGGCACGATCGTTGTTTAATGCAACCAAGTTAATAATCAATTCTGGATAACCAGGGCAAGTTAACAAGTTAAAGTTGTAGTTTTCTTCACGGATGTCAAGATTTCCATCAACTGCTGCTTTCAATGATTGTGTAACAAAATCACGTTGTGCCAAATGACCCATGTTAGGGGAACCATCGGCACGCAAGCCCAGGTCAGTAACCCAAGTTGATGTTTCATTAGGCAATTGACCAGCAGTGACATTAAATGATTGAGTATTGAAGTAATCGTGTACAAACTTTTTAACTGTAAATCCACTGCGACGAGTATTAAACAACAAAGTACCGCGTGGATACAAACGATAATCAGGTACATCCAAGTCGGTATAGTTATTAGTTTGTAGATCAACCACGCTCGGTAGAGTACCTGTAATAGGATCAACTGTGCCAGACCCATCCCAACGTGCATCAGCAAAAATAATACCGTTTTGGCTAGTGCTGTCAGTGTTGTCAATCAATTGCCATGTATCTGCTACAGTATAGCGATAGATTTGTGGATAATTTTCCAGGTCTCCTGAATCCAGCCATAGATCACCTGGTACCAATGTTGCACCAGAATCACCAGACTGAGTAGTTGGCTGTGTTGGACTAACAATTACACCATTGTCATCAGTCAAAGATAAATTGTAACCGCGTGGATCAAGTGTTACATTTTTGTAACCTTTCCAGCCAGAGGTGTCGTTTATCATGATATCAACTTGAGTTGGATCATTGTAATACCAGATTTTTCCATTTTCTGGAGATGTAAACGGCTCGCTATCACTGAAAGTATAAACTTCTTGTTTCCAATTTGTCAAGTTGACAGAGCCAGTAACAATGTTAGATACAACGCCAGTAGTGCTATTGGCAACAAATCCCGCTGTGGTGATTGGATTTCTTCCAATTGTGGTATTTGTTAAATTAATAATACCACCTGAACGATGTGTGATACTAATAGTGCCAGTAGCTTCAACTTGAGCAACAACGTTTGGAATGTTGGCTGCTAAAATTGCTGCAACAAAGTCACTGGCAGCAGTTCCTGCCAAGGTACAAATATATGTAGAAGCCACTGCGGTACCAGGAACACTTACTGTAACAGTAAAATCGTCGTCGATTGTAAATGCAGTTGAGCTTGGTATAGTTGTGCCAGTTACTTTGGTCTGCCCTTTGGTACCCAATGTATAAATGGTAAAACTCACGGTGCCATTGTTTGTTGAATTGTATTTCACAAACGATGTGCCTACTGCAATTCCAGCGCCGCCACCTGTTGGGTCAATGCCAAACAGTGCAGCAAATCCGTTTGTGTATAAAGGTGTAGTAACTGAATTCCAGGATCCTAAACTACTATTATATTTTTTCAAAGTAAAATTAGCACCAGATCCCTGTACTGACGTTTTGACCCACACACTGAGTGTCGGACGAGCAATGCTGTCATACAGTGACCAAGTTGGTACTTGTGCAAAAGAACTGAAATCTACAACAGCACGACCATACACTTTATCAATAATACCAATACTGGTTAAATTGTCTTCAACCACTGGAGTTGCAATACCTGTGCCTTCTCCAGGGCCAGTGGCTGTAAATGTTGTTCCGACTGTGTTGGAACTTGCACCAATTGCCTGAAAGTTAGTAGTACCAACCTCAGCAATAATATAAGTACGGTCTGTAATAAACAGCCCTGCCGCTACATCCAAGATGATTGCACTAGTTAGTTCACAAACTCCAATGTCCGAACCATTTGTTGCTACTGCGTCTGCGGTGATGGCCAATCGCCCATTGACAACAGTTGCAGTAATACCAGTGATCTCAGTTGAGTTGATCAGGTCGGCCAGGTCAGCCATCACTATAATATCATCAATAGCGTCAACTTGGGTGCCGTTAATTATAAATCCACTGCCGGCAGGAATGTTTACAACCGACGAGCTGCTAGATACAACTGGTATTACATCGGCCCAGGCGCTGCTACCAACGTTAAGCCAGACATTATCTTCATTCTTGTAATATACGTTGTTGTTGTTATTAAAAACAATAACTGCATATGCTCCAATCACTCCAATAGAAGCCTTGGGCTGTATTGTTCCAGTAACACAGTCCGAAGTTGAAGTAATTAAAATTGGTGTAACTTTTTCAAATGTGTTGTCAGATCTGTTATATTCAAATAACCCAAAGCTGGTGGTGGAAGTATCTAACCAAACTGTATTGTTAGGCACTTCTCCGACTGGTCGAATACTTGTTCCAACTAA